TTATCCGCGCAGTACCCAGAAGCTACTAGAGAACTCCTGGAACTTACTGAAGCTCTCAAATCTAAACAACTACAGCGTGAAGGACAGGAAAGTTTCTTGACCTACATCAATCACATGTGGCCAGACTTTGTAGAAGGCAGACATCACCAGATATTTGCAGAAAAACTAGAACAAGTGGCACAAGGCAAATGCAAACGCCTGATAGTGAACATGCCACCAAGACACACCAAGTCTGAATTTGCTTCTACTTTCTTTCCATCGTGGATCTTGGGCCGTAATCCAAAGTTAAAGGTCATGCAGATTACACACACCGCAGAACTAGCGTTTCGTTTTGGTAGAAAGGTCAGGGACATAATAGATTCAGAAGCGTATCAAGATGTTTTCCCTGGTGTCAGTCTAAAAGCAGATAGTAAATCAGCAGGAAGGTGGGAGACCAATGGCGGCGGCGAAGCTTTCTACTCTGGTATTGGCGGTGCGGTAACAGGACGTGGTGCAGATCTACTCGTATTAGATGATATTCACTCAGAGCAAGATGCCCTTTCACCCACGGCCTTGGACAATGCTTGGGAATACTACAGTTCTGGTCCCCGACAAAGGCTACAGCCAGGCGGAGCTATTGTTATTGTCATGACACGATGGTCAGTCAAAGATTTAACAGGGCGATTGTTAAGAAAACAAGGCGAAGATCATGCAGATCAGTGGGAAGTCGTAGAGTTCCCTGCAATCTTTCCTGATAGTCAAAAACCTTTATGGCCTGAATATTGGAAGATGGAAGAATTAGAAGGAGTCAAAGCTTCTATCCCTGTAAGCAAATGGGAAGCTCAGTGGATGCAGAATCCTACATCAGAAGAAGGAGCCATATTAAAACGTGAATGGTGGCAAAAGTGGGAAGAGGAAGAAGTCCCGCAAATGCAGTACGTGATACAGTCGTATGATACAGCTTATACCAAAAAAGAAACCTCTGACTTTTCTGCTATTACAACATGGTGCGTGTTCTATCCTGATCCTAACTCTATGCGGCCAGCGTTACTCTTGCTAGATGTTAAAAAAGGTAGATGGGATTTCCCTACGTTGAAGAGAGAAGCCTTTAAACAATTTGAATATTGGGACCCAGACACAGTAATCGTAGAAGCCAAGGCCAGTGGTCTACCGCTCACGGACGAATTACGTCAGTCAGGTATCCCTGTGGTTAATTACTCACCTGGCAAAGGACAAGATAAAGTCGCAAGAGTAAATGCTGTTGCGCCAATGTTAGAATCTGGAATGGTGTACGTACCAGACACACGTTGGGCAGACGAATTAGTAGAAGAATGTGCGGCATTTCCTTTTGGAGATCACGACGACTTAGTAGACTCAACCACACAAGCACTAATGCGTTATCGACAGGGCGGATTTATTGGTTTAGAATCGGACGATGATCTGCAGGATAATCAACCGAGACAGATTAGAGAATATTATTAGGAGACTATAATGGCTGACAAAGGCGAAACAATAAAGGACCAAGGATTTGTTCCTTATGCAAAACAATCCAACATGACAACTTCTAAGAAGCCTTCACCTGGAGCAGGTAAAGGTAAAAGTCGTGGCGGTGGTGATTCACTGAGAGGCACTAAATTTACTGGCGTTTACTAGGAGAACAACATGGCATTAGGACCATTAGTACAAGGCCTCATGAGAGGCATCGGTAGTTTAGGTGGAAGAAGTCCCTCAGCAAGAATGGACAACGTTCTTAAAAGTATGAGGACGGGTCAACAAGCAGGGGACAAATTTAATAAACTAACACAAAACCAGTTAGACGATATGGTTGCGAAGTATGGTCAAGAGACGCAAGCTCTAACAGACAGCGTGACTAGAGGAACTACTTCTATAACATCACAGGCAGGCTACGCTAAAAAAGCGCAAGAGTTAATAGAAAAAGGTGCAGAAGTTGAAAAACTTGTAAAAGTCCTTGAGGCACAAATGAGGCTAACAAAAACCATGGGTGAAGCTAGACAACTTATGGAAGTTTTAAACAGGATGCGTAAAGTAGATAGTGTGATAAAAGGAACCATAGCAAGTCTAGGAGCAGGTGGAGCAGGAATGTACTTCGGTGCATCCGAGCAACGTAAAAACCCTGATTTCTATGACCCAGCAAGAAGCCCTTTTAAAGGGATGTTTGGCGGCTCTGAAAAAATGTCTGGAGATATACAAGGAGCTCTTGAAGACATGGATAACAAAGTAAACGGAAGATAATAAATGAGAGTCAAAGCACCTAAAGGCTATCACTGGATGAAGCAAAAGAACGGCAGCTACAAACTGATGAAGCACACAGGTAAATTTGCTCCTCATAAAGGAGCGACTATGAATGCAAGTTTTGCAATTCAAAAAGCACACAAAAAGTAAATGGCAGAAAACAGTAAACCAACCAACATAGAAAGGTTATCAGATCTAATTGATCTGGAAGTACAAGACGGCACAGAAGTTGAAATCGAAGAACCTATGCAAATGGGTGAAAGTGACGTCTCTGTTGAGCTGTCTGACCAAGGTGCACAAATAGATTTCTTCCCTGATGCGGAACAAGCTATAGACACCACACCATTTGATGCGAACTTAGCGGAGTACATTGACGAAAGCGAGCTAGGAAGACTTGCGTCCCAATTAGTTTCTGATTACGAAGAGGATAGATCAAGTCGTCATGATTGGGAAGATGCATATATAAAAGGGTTAGATCTACTTGGCTTCAAGTATGAAGATAGAGACAGACCTTTTCCAGGTGCATCAGGCGTAACTCATCCGATGCTCGCTGAATCCGTGACCCAATTCCAAGCTCAGGCTTTTAAAGAGCTATTACCTAGCAAAGGACCCGTAAAAACAAGGGTTATGGGCGCTGAAACCCCTGAAACTGAGGATCAAGCAAGAAGGGTAGAAGAGTTCATGAATTACCAAATAACCACGGTAATGGACGAATATACCCCTGAAATGGACCAATTATTGTTCTATTTGCCCCTAGCAGGGACAGCATTCAAGAAAGTTTATTACGATGTAAATAAACAAAGAGCAGTCAGCACGTTTGTTCCAGTCGAAGACTTAGTAGTTCCTTACACTGCTAGTGACTTAACCAACTGTGAGAGAGTGACGCACGTAGTCAAGATGAGCTACAACGAAATTAGGACACAACAGCTTGCAGGATTTTACAGAGACATACCACTACAACCCGCTGAAACCAATATAGGCAACAGTGACACCATAGACAAAGAAGATGAAATAGAAGGACTTAGTGCTACTACCAACGACATGATGTACGAATTGTTGGAATGTCACGTATCCATGGACATGCCAGGCTTTGAAGATGAGGATGGCTACCACTTACCTTTCATCATTACAGTAGACAGAGCTTCCAACGAAGTGTTATCGATTAGAAGAAACTATAATCCTAACGATCCGCTTAGAACAAAAATACAATACTTTGTACACTACAAGTTTCTTCCTGGTCTTGGGTTCTATGGGTTCGGTTTAATACACATGATCGGCGGTTTGTCTCGAACCGCTACTGGAGCCCTACGACAATTGATCGATGCAGGTACGCTGGCAAATCTACCTGCTGGGTTCAAGGCCAGGGGACTTAGAATCAGGGACGACGAGACTCCATTACAACCAGGAGAGTTCAGAGACGTAGACGCACCTGGCGGAGCACTAAGAGATTCACTCATACCATTACCTTATAAAGAACCATCAGCAACATTACTACAGCTGTTAGGATTTTGTGTAGAAGCAGGACAAAGATTTGCATCTATCACTAACCTACAAATGGGAGAAGGTAATCAGGAAATGCCAGTAGGCACAACTATGGCTTTGCTAGAGCAAGGCACAAGAGTTATGTCCGCTGTACACAAAAGATTACACTACGCACAGAAGACAGAATTTAAAATACTCACCAGATTATTTGCAGAGTATCTACCACCTGTTTACCCATACCAAGTTATAGGTGGCGACCAACAAATTAAACAAACGGACTTCGATGATAGAGTAGATGTTATACCTGTCAGTGATCCTAACTTCTTTTCAATGAGTCAACGTATTACATTGGCACAACAAGAACTACAGTTAGTACAAAGCAATCCTGAAATACACAACATCAAGGAAGCTTACAGAAGAATGTATCAAGCGTTAGGTACTGAAAATATTGAAGCATTGTTTGCTCCAGATCCACCACCACCCGTTCCAATGGATCCAGCAAGTGAGAACAGTGCCGCATTAATGGGTGCACCTCTCATGGCATTCCCTGATCAAGCGCATCAGATACACATAGAAGTGCATCTCACTTTCTTAGAGTCAGGTGCTGGTATGACTAACCCAGCGACAATACCGCTTATGGTTTCTCACATATTCCAACACATATCTTTAGAAGCACAGAATCAAGCCGATGCACAAATGCCAGAACAACCACAACCAATGCAGCAACAGATACCAGGCATGCAACAAGGCGGAATGATGCCACCACCTCCACCACCTAACCCTGCAAAAGAAGCTTTAAAAGCACAGCTAGAATTAGAATTGATGCAACAGGTTATGCCTAGAATAGAAGAAATACTATCTCCTGGTGATGATGGCGTTGTAACCTTGAAACAACAAGAACTTGAAATTCGTGCAAAAGAGAACGAAGATGATAAGATGATTGCACAGGAAAGGATTAAACTGGACAAAGCTAAGCTTAAACAGAAAGATCAATCCGAAGAAGAGAGATTAAGATCTCAAGAAGATATAGCCGCGATGAAAGTTGGGGCAGAAAGAGAAAGGACAAAGAATGATTCCAGATCTAAGTAATTTAAGAAACTTAGTTTTTGACAGAGAGGGGATGCCTAGCCCTAGTTCTTTGGGCATTGACCTTTCGAACCTTCCTACAATAGATCCTGGAACCATTAAGAAAATGCCTGCAACTACAACTGGAGGCGTACCTGGTAGTGCATGGTGGCAAGACGCAGGATACCCAGACGCAGCCACAGCCATACAATCAGGGAACTTTAGATATGACATGAACACAGGTTGGCAGCTAAAACCAAGCGCAACAACTCCTGCTATGGAACTAGCTGAACCAGTAACCCCTGAACCAGCTTTCGTAGCTCCTCCTGAAGTAATACAAAGTGCTATCGAAAATTTACCTGTAACAATAGGAGCAATGACTTCTCCTGATCTAGGACGCTTAGGAACAAGCGGAATGTCTATGATGGAAGATGAACCAATAACTATGACTTCTGATTTAACAATGTCACCCATGATTGAGTCAGAAGTCACCCCTATGGATAGCGATATAGATAGGATGATAGAAAAAACTATGAAAGAAGCTATGGCTTCTGGAGATGTACCAGTACAAGCCGCCGATGATCCTATTCTTACGATTGACCCAGTACAAGCAGCCGTTGATGCTGCCGTGGGCAACGGTCAACCGACCACGGACGATACTATATTGGATAAAGATACTATGGAAGGCGGAGCCTACCTAAGTTACAGCGGATCGGATGAAGGAGGAGACTATATAGTAGCGAACGGTAAAAAAACTTATCTACCTGATTTTTCAATAACGGACGATACTATATTGGAC